AACGCGACGGTCCGTCTCACCGTTCCGGAAGAACCTGTTCGGCTCATCCGCGTCCTTGATGTCGTAGTAATCGCGCAGGTCGTCCTTCACCCGTTGCACGCCACCCTTCACGGCGCGATCCACATTGGCCCTGGTGTACCTCTCCAGAGCCTTCTTCACCGTACTCGCCGCGCTCCACTTGACTTCGAACATCAGACCTTCCTCAGCACGCCGTCCGTCCCGAGCGTGAACCCGGGCAGGATGGACTGCAATGCCTTCGCTGTCGATCTGTGCCATCGAGCGGTCGCCTTGGACGCCAGTCCCTTGTTCAATCCAACCCGCGGGGCCGGCTTCGTCGGCGTCTTGATCCCGAGCCGCTTCGCCTCCTGCCGGCTGATCATGCGCTTATGCATCCCCGAGTTGTAGTCGAAGATGTGGTAGGGATGCCCGAACCGGCTGATCCGCGTCCAGATGCGATCACCGAACGCAGCCAGGAACCGGCCCCGACGAATCCTCCCACCAGCGGACGTCCACCGCTGCGCCCAGTTGCGCGGCTGGTTGCGCGGCTCGGCGCGGAAGAGTTCGTTCGCCGGAAACAGCTTCTGACGCTCCGACTGCCACGCCTCACGCCCCCACCCGTCGGCCAGCATGACGTTCGTGTTCACGATGACCTGCAGACGCTGGTTGGACGACAGGTCCTTGATCGTCCCGCGTTCCCCGGGCTCAGGCTTGTAGTCGGTCCGCTCGAGCCACTGCTTCAGCTTCGCCTTGGCCTGCTCCTCGCTCAGTTCTCCGGTCGTTACGCCGACGCAGACCTTTCGGATCTGCTCCAGAAGCCTGCCCTCCTCCACGCACGCCGAGAACAACGCTCTCTCCCTGATCTCGGCCGGTAAGCGCGAGTACTGCGCCGACGTCAGGCCCGCCGCCAGCCGGTGTTTGCGCCGTAGCGCCGTCAGCGCGCCTTTCTGCGGGGTGCTGGGCATTACAGGCCGTCCTGCTCCCAGCGCCCGAACTGGCGCCGAATAGGCGTCCCGTCCGCGCTCGTGGGAGGGTTGTAGGCGATCGGAACGATCCCGGGCGCACGCTTCTCCGAACCGACTTCACCGACCGGAAGCGGAACGCTGGGGCCTTCGCACTGCGAGATGTCGCCCAGCAGCTTCATCGCGTCCTGGTGCGCCCGCCGCCGAACGCCATCAGGATCGTTGACCAGTCCGTGCACGCGGTTCATCACGCGCATCACTAGGATGGCGCAGGCCGCGTCGTGAAGGATCACCGGAAGCGTACCGTCCGGCCCGAGCTTGTACCTTGGACATTGGAGAATGTACGACCGGACGAAGTTCGTCACCGACGTGATCAGTGAAGCGACCGGATCGGCGTCACCAGGTGCCAGTCCGGAATGCCGAAAGGCGTCCAGTTCCTCACCGCTGAGGTAGCCCTTCAGGATGTCTTCGCTCAGCGCGACCCAAGGTTCTGTTGCCATGCGTCCTCCAACAGGAAGGCCGGGGGCGAGTTGCCCCGCGCCCCGGCCCCACCCTTACCCATGCGTGTCCCCGAAGGTTAGCTGGTCGCAGCCGACACAGTGATCCGGTAGCAGGCCGGCGTGTTGGTGATCTTGACGTCCTCGGTCCAATCGAACTTCGCGACCTGGGCCCGGCCGTCCTCCCGCATGTACGTGCCGGGGATCATCCACTGCCCGTCGAGCCGGAAGGTCTTCATGAAGGACGGATCGAACTCCGTCGGATTCTGCATCGCACCGAAGATGTAGACGTCCGAGTCCAGCATGAAGCTCGTGCTGATGGTCTTCCCGGGAGCCGCCGAGTTGTAGACCATCCAGCTCATCTTCACGTCCGGCTCACCCATGAGCAGCTTGCTCAGCGAGTCGGTCGTGAACCCGGGGATCGGATTGTTCGTCCCACCGGAACCATTGGCCGTGAAGCGCCCGCGGACGGGAGCCGAGTTCTTGATGATCTTGTAAGCCGTCGGTCCGATTGCGACCCGAAGACCGACCGAGCTTCCCCAGGCGATGGCCTTGACCACGGTCCTGATGCCTTCGTCGATGGCATCGATCGCGTCGTCTGGAGTCGAGGTCTTGTTCGGCTTGATCGTCACCGACGCCGAGACAGTGCTGAGCAGGTCGATGACCCGCTTCTCGTGCTGCATGGCCGCGATCTGCGCCGCCATCGAACCGTGCTTCTTCACGACGTCCATCATCTGAGCTTCGTTCTCGATGAGGATGTCGACCGGGCAGTCGATCCCGTGAGGCGTGCAATCGTAGTTGCCGTCCGAGCCGTCGAAGGTGATCTCGACAGCGCGACCGCCGATGGCCCGCTTGGTGTCGGGAATCGTCAGGAACTTCTCCGCGTTCCAAATCTTGTAGCGTCCCACCATCGTTTGCACCGGAACGGTCGGAGCGATGAACTCCGCGAGAGGCGCAATGGCGTTGCGGGCGAGGAAAGCCGAGTACCCACCCAGCATCGGGTTGGACGTGAAGGCTGTTACTTGGTTACCCATATGATTCGTGCTTTGCGAGCGTTGATGTTGATGCCTGTGTGTTCTTCAGCTTCGGTTACGCGGCAGGAGCTTCGGTCGCGATCCAGTCCGTGCCGTCGATGCAGAGGAACATCGCGGTCGCCTTCGCAGCGATCGTGACAGCGGCATTCGCCGAGCCACCCTGGATGGTGCCGGACGACGGCGGGTAGACATTCAGGGTCACGGCGGCCACGGAGTTGTAGACCGTGAACCGCGCACCGGCCGTGCTTGCCGGCAGGATCACACCCTTCGTGCTGTCGCTGCCAGTCACTTTCACCCAAACTCCAGAAACCGCGGTGATCGCCGCGGCATCTCCCTGAGTGCTGCCAGCGGCAGCCAGGGTCTGCACAGGCTCGTAGCCGTCGCGCTTGCGCGTATCGCTGACGCGGATCGTCAGGATCTGCCCGTCGACGCCGTCGGTCGTCGCGTAGCCGAGGAGCGTATCGCCTCCGCTGGCCAGAGCGGCCCGCTGAGCGTAGCCGTTCGCCTTCAGAGTGATCGCGTCGCCGGCCGTGCAAGTACCGGACAGGACGACGTTGACGCTCCGGTCTGGGTACAACGGCCGAAGCGCGATGACCTTCCCGTTGCCGTTCCCTTCCTCGAGGACGAACACGTTCTTGTCGGTCGCCGCGGCCGAGACCGTGTAGGTTTGGACGGCGGCCCCGCCGCCGACGGTGCTGGTGCTGCTGGTAGGGGTGACGAGGCGACCTTCCAGTCCGGTAAGATCACCACTCGCGACACCGCTGAACAGGCCCTGCTTCGTGCCAGATTGTGCTTGGTTCATGATCGGTCTGTGTGTTGTGGATTCAGTGGTTGCGCGGATTCCCGTTACCGGCCCGCAGCGGCTCCGCTACCGCCACCAGCCTCCAATTCAGCGGTCGCAGCCTCCCAGGCCGCGTCCATGCTCATGCCACGGTTCGCCGTGATCAAATCCTGCGCCCGGGCGCCGACAGCGTCGTAGAACGCACGGTCACGATTCGCGGTCGATTTGTTACCGGGACCACGATTGGCAGCGGCAGGGGGAACGGCGCGGGTACGCGAGTTGAACAGCGGCTTCATCGTCGCCAGCGGAACCTTCGTCGTTCCGTTCGAGCCACGATTGATCGCCACGCTCGGAGTGCGGTTGGCCAAGTACCCGACCACGGTCTCCGCGTCCTCACGGTTCGCAGCGAACAGACTCGCCAGAGCCCGACGTGCGGCCGTGCCGTCTTCGTCGGCGTCGAACAGGTGCGCGTACCGATCGGCTGCGCCTTCAGCGACCTGCCGGTTCAGCGTCTCGATCTGCTCCATCAGAACCTGCTCCCGCTCGCGATAGCGGTTCAGAAGGACCGTCGAACCCACGTCTTCGCCCAGCTCGGGCTCAAGCTCGGACTCGAACTCCTCGCCACCGGCACGGTTATAGGCGTCGCCCTCGGCGTTCTCGACAGCACCGTGTTCGTCACCGTCGTTGTCGGGTTCCAGCGCCTGGATGGCCTGTTCGATGTCGGCGTCACTCGCTTCCTGGGCCAGCCCCAGCAGCTTCTTCAGTTTCTCAGCGTGGTTCATGCGATTCTCCTCAGGGGTGGTCCGGTTCGACGCCGGGACGAATCCCTTCATGTTGGGGTCGTTGGTCAGACCGACGCGCAGCAGTCGGCCCGGTCGAAGATGCTTGTCCGACGGCGCTCCCTCGTACGGCTCGAAACGGTCGAGCACGGGAGACGTCAGCCGGTATTCACCACCCTCCACGAGTTCGCGGCCGGACTTGGTGAATCGGAATTCAGCCCACAGCGCATCGTCGCGCTGCTTCAGGTCCACGATCCACGCAGCTGCGCCGCTGGGTCGATCGGGACGGTGCGAGAAGTGATCGTAGTCGACGAGGAGGCCCGGGAAGTTGTCCTGAGACGACTGCTCCTTGAAGGCTGCGAGGATTCGGTCGAATGCTTCCTGGTCGACGTGCTGGCAGATCCCCGCTTCGGCGTTGTCCCAGTCACCGGCCTTCAGCACCATGATGAAGTTGTCAGACGGGATTTCGAATCCGCCTGACTCTTTCGCTCGACCGATGATGTAGTTCGCCTTTGCCATCCAGCCCCCTCCTCCCGGCACCCTGATCCCTAGCCGGGAGGCAACCCAACCGTCACCGCCGCGTCGCGTTGTTGATCGCCTCCGTGATCGCTCGCTCGAGGATCGTTGCGGCCGCTTTGTTTCGGGCCGCTGACTTCAGTTCGGAGGGAAGATCGTCTTGCAACTGCCGCAACCTATCTGTCAGCAGACGAGGATTGTCAATGCCGATGATGTCTCGCACTCGCTTACGAAGTCCACCTAGGTCCTGGTGAACGCCGTTCGCGAACGCCTGCTGGTACCGCAGCATGGCCTTCCTGCGCTCCGCCATGATCCGAGCCATGTGCGCGTTCGACGGGTACGTCACGCGGCTCAGAAGCTCTGGCGAGTCAGGGTTCCGCATCGGAATCCCGTCCACCGTCGGTTCGTAGACCGGTCTCGGGAAGTGCTGCATGATCCCGCCAGGGAACTGCTTGGCTCGGTCCGCAAACGGCTGGCCTTGGAAGTACGGAGGCGGGTCGTAGAACGGGGCTCCGCTTCCGTTGCGGTTCTTCGCCTTCCCGTCGGTCTCCTCGTCATCCTCATCTTCGTCGACGTCATCCTCGGGCCCCTGCTCCTGCATGACGCTCGTCACGTCCATCTCCAGCAGCTCAGAAGCCTGCTCGTCGCTGACGCGATAGCCTGCGGCTGCGATGGCTTGCAGTAGCTCGGCGTTCTGGAGCCGGTCCTGAGGCTTCAGCAGTTCGAGCGCGAACTCGACCAATGGCCGGTCGTACCCGCGGCGTTTCAGCTCGGGAATGTCGCACTGGGTACGGAACACCTCCGCGATCTGTTCACCTTCGGCCTCTGCGAGTTCGTTGAACACCGCCTCGTGCGCCGACGTGGCGCCGGTCCCGATTCCGGTCGCGTCCGAGAGCATGGTGAGCTTGCCGCCTGTGCCGGCGAGCACCAGCTGCTCGATCTGAAAGCGTATGTGAGGCTCGAACGGCATTGCGGTCCCGCTCGACACGACGCTCGACGTGGACGCCAGCGTTGCGCCGTGCGTCAAGACGCCGCGCCCATTCGCGATCACCGAGTCCATCTTCTGCATCGCGTCCGACGTGTCGGACAGTGCGACGTCCTTCGGCACCTGGGCGAACAGCGACGGGATGCCGAACGTCTCGCAGAAGCAGTCCCAGTCCTTCGTGGTCATCATCTGCCGCAGGTGCAGGATGACGGCAATCTCGTTCAGCGGATCGTCAACCTCTCGGATCACGAATGCTTCCGGATTAATTGCCGAGCCGAACGACGTCTGAAGCGCCTGGTCGTTGTAGAGCCACTCAGCGATTGGGTACTGCATCGCCCAGTGGTACTGCGGGACCGGCTGCAACAACGTCACGTTGCCTTCGCCATCGACGTGCTTTTCGAGGTGGGAGTAACCTCGGAACGTCGCCAACGCCATGAAGCGAATAGCCTCGTTGAAGTTGTTGATCCGCGTGTAGACCGACCGAAGCACCTCCATCTGCTGGGACGCCATCGTCATCAGCTTCCACTGCTCAGACGACGGCTTCGCTTCGCCACGGTAGTCCTGTCCGAGCTTCCAGCCTGGGACGGCGTTGCGGACCTCCTCCTTGGCGCGGATCGTCCAGCGCATGCGACCGATGGCCGCCAGCCGGCGCTCCTTCAGCACGCGCAGCGTCGGGTTGCGACGCTCGAGAACCTTGTACGTCCATTGCAGGTCGGCGAAGTAACCGATCTGCGACTGCGTCATCAGCTGGATCGCCCGGGCCGGCGTGAGGCCCTGGATCGGGTTGATGAACTGACGCGGCGGCTGGTACTTCGGATTGTAGATGCTCTTGCCGTTCTCGGCGTCGAACCCGAGCCCGATTGAACTCTCCTGCGGCTCCACCCACGATCCGATCCCGACGAACTTCTGTCTCCGCTTGACCAATGGCGCTTCCGGCATGGGTGCTCTCTAACACCCAAACCATCATCGGTCAACCCACCAAGGTCCTGTCACGCCGCTGCGACCACACCCGGCCGAGCACCGACGGCTTCGGCGGTTCCTTCGATTTCGTACCAGACGTGCGGAGCGTGAAGTGCGCGTTCACAAGCGCGTCCACGTAGTCGTCATGCCACCCCTTGGACGGGAAGTTGACCAACTGGTTGATGAAGTCGTTGTTCCACGCACCACGCACAACCTTCACCTTCCCGTGACCGCACTGCGCAGATGTCGGCTTCGCCCGTTCCACTTTGTCGCCTCGACCACTCTCCTGGGACGTGGCGACGTTGTAGCCGTCCAGCGCCGACACCAGGTGACTGATCTGCCAGACGCCAGCCTGCCCCGGGTCGCGTGACAGCCCGACCGTGACGCGCCGGCCGTCCTGGGACGCCGTGTTCAGGATCGCCGACTCGACGACGTGCGGCACGTCCTGAATCGAGACCGCGTCCATGATGTAGTAGGTCGACGTCGCACGATCAAACCCGAGCTTCACGCCGGCCGACGGATCGCCGTCCTCGGTCCCGCCCAGGTCCCAGTGTCTGACAATCTCGACGGACTCGGGCGCCGCATCCACGTACTCGAACCACTCCTTCCGGAACATGATCCCGGCCCCGGCGCGGATATTCCAATTTCCCTTCTCGAGCTGCTCCCGGTCGATCAGCGACATGGACCGCAGCCGTGACAGGTAGGTCTTGTCGACGTTCAGAAGGATCGGGTTGTCCTTGATCGTGGCCGGAATGAACTGGAACGACGTCGGACGCGTGTCAGGATCGGCTCCCTTGCGCAGGATCAGCTCACGCACGCTGTTCCCCCACACCAGCTCGTCCCCGTCCCGAACGAAGTACCGACGCACGCCGGCCCGTTCCCTGATCGGGTAGCCAGTTTCCTGGTCGATGTACCACGAGATCAGCGACGCGACGAACGAGTCCGGATCGGGATTGCATGTCGCCCTGATCTGCGTCGGCAGACCGCTGGACGTACGGTTACGGCTGAGCATGTACCAGAACTGATCCGCGGTGAACGTCTCGATCTGGTCGAACCCGATGGCCGGGATCTGCGCCGACTTCCACTTGAAGCGGTCGTCGTCGGTCTGCATGTGCGCGAACGAGATCACCGCGCCGGAAGGGAACGTCCACGTCATGTCGTGCTTCCGACCGACGCCTCCGACGAGCGGGTAGAGACCGCAGGACTCGTCCCACAGGCCACCCTCGGCTTCGATCTCGGGAAAGGTGCGCCGGAAGATGACCGAGCCGAACCTGGGGTTGTTCACCCATCGCAACGGCCAGAGGAGCAGGCCGAAGCTCTTCCCGGCCCCAGCCGCCCCACCGTAGAACACGATGTCCGCATCGGACGCCAGGAACGAGGTCTGCGGGCCACGCTGCGGCTTCAGCCGCATCGTTTCAGCCGGCTGGCTCATGGTGCCCGTTCCCGTTTCCGTTGCGTCCACGCGCCTCCAGCGCCTCCGCTCGGGCCTTCTCGAACTCGTCCTGGTCCCGCTCCGACGCCGACCCGGTGGCCGGCAGCTCGATGATGATCACCTTGTCCTGCGCGACCGGAAGCGGTGCCCCGTTCGGCGCCGACAGCTCCATCTTGCTCACCTCGAGACCCTGAAGGATGTCCATCCGCTCTCGCGCCCGAAGGATGTCCGAGACGCGTGACTTCGGGTTGAGCATGATCTCCCGGTACACCGCCAGCGCCTCGGCCTTCAGGTCGTCCTTCTGGAGGCCCTTAGACTCCTTCGCCCAGTGCTCACGAACCCGAGCAATCCAATTTTCTACGGAGCGAGCGCACAGACCGTACTTTTCGGCCATCGCCCTCTTGATCTGGCTCTTGTGCAAGCACTTGGCCATGAGCCGGCCGCAGAACTCCAGTCGTTCCTGCCATTCGTCCCGGGACGGCTTTCGATTGTGTCTTGGATCACCTTTCACGTCCTATTGGTACGCTTGGACGTCGTTGGTGTCGAGGAAGGACGCTTTTGCTGTCCCAATGTTTCGATGATGCTGTGCCGGTTCGCTTCCGGCCATTCGCCCATCGTTGCCTGACACGACGCGGCACACAGTCCCCGATGGAACCCTTCTCGGAAGGAGGCGGAACGCTGCATCTTCACAGTGACACGTTTCGGGCGTTCCTTCTCCGCGATGGCGAGCATCGCGTCGATGACCTTGAACGCTGCGATGTACCCTTCAAGCCTCGTTGGGCATTCGCTGCTGACCTGGGGACCAGGCTCGAACTCGATCCTGCACTCGACGTTCCCGTACATTCTGCGCTGCGCCATCCAGACGTCGTAGATGCGTGCCTGAACCTTCAGCGAGTCGTCGCGCTTCATGAGCGATTGGAACTCGGCTGGGCTCAGCGTGAACACGATCCAGCGCCCCCTGTGGTTCGTGTAGATGTTGGCGTTCATGCCGAGTAGTCCACGATCATTCCCATCTCGCGAACGATGGCCTCTGCGGCTTCAACCGAGGTCGCGATGCCTTGGACTGGGTCGTGGGATTTACGCACGTCCACCGCGGCGTCGATGTAGCCGTTCAGGTAGTTCACTTGCAGCACGGCCAGAGTCATGGCTCGATGCTGCGTGCTCATTCTTCTGAAGATGGGATCATTCTTCAGGTTGTCCGTCTGCCGCTTCAGTCGAATCCTCAGCTGCTCGACGTTCTGCTCTTTTGTCATCGGTTTCCTTTCTTGACGTACATGAACTGCATCAGGCACTTGGTTACGGTTTCCCCAGGCTTCACCAACGGTCTGAACCAATCGTCCATGTCGTACGGTCCGAGGAAGCCTTCCGACCACCATAGCACCGGCCCGCTGCGCTTTCCGCAGGTGTACACCATCTTGCCGTTCTTCTGGTGCCTGATCCGGATCGTCCAGAAGCCTGTCACGATGATCGGCTCCAGGTCCACGTGCTTGGATCGGTACGGCTTCCCGCTCCAGTGGTACAGCATGATCGGAGTTCTGACTGGCCACGGGAAGTCACGGATGGTCGTCGTCTTTCTCCCCGAAATAATCGCATCGGCGAACCGTTGGTTGACTGGTCGTTTGATCATAGGATTCTCATCACGTCTTCTGGACGCACGCTGTGCATCCCACCGTTTCGTTTGCTGTACACCAGCAGGTTATTCTCGGTCACCTGCATGACCAACCCGTGCTTGTGCCGGCCGCCTGATCGGAATCGAACCACGTCGCCGGTCTTCACGCGTACCGACGCGCTCGGCAGCGCGTAGGCGGCGTCGCTGAAGATCGCGTGCTTTGGTTTCTCGTTCACGCCTTTCCTTTCTCCACCCACTGGTGTGGACACTTCTGGCAGTAGCACATCCGGATGGATAGACCACACTCAGTGAATCTCATGATCCTTACCTCTAGTGAGCCGCACTGTGGGCAGGTCGTTGCAACGTCCGTATCTGAAGCTGGCGACTCTTTCGCCTTTCCAGCGAACACGACCGGCTCGGGCCAGAACTCGATCTCCTGCGTGGCCATCCAGTCCCGCCCTTCGTCGGAGTCGAGATCGGTTACGGTCTGGCCGCATGACATCATCAAGTGTCCGTCCGTGTGCCACGCGATCACTGGTGTCCCGCCGTGGGATCGGCTCCAGAAGTAGCCGGGGCCGGTCGGTGGAGTCGAGGACCACGCCACCGAACCCGTCGCTGGAGCCAACG